GACAAGGGATTGAAAAAATCCAAGCAAAAGAAAACATCACTATAACTTATGAGGTTGTAAGATGTGAAACTAACTTTGCAGTATTTAAATCTAAGGCATTTATTTCAAGTAAACCTACTACAGTATTAGAAACTTTTGGTAGTGCTTTAAAAGCAGCTAATTACAAAGATGGAAACTGCAATAGTTGGTATGTTGCTGAGATGGCAGAGAAAAGGGCATTAAGCAGGGCAGTTTTAAAACTTACAGGCTTTTATGAACTAGGGGTTTTTGGTGAAGATGAATCAGAAGATTTTAAAAAGAAATAAATATTAACAACTAAATAAATAAACTATGAGTACATTAATTAAAGGGTCAATTAGAGTTGACAAATTACCAAAGGAAAAATTTGTAAAAGGAAAAGATGGAGCAGTATATTACAATTTAACCATATCAGTTCAAGATGAAACTAGATATGGTAATAATGTTGCTTTTATGGATAGTCAAACCAAAGAAGAAAGGGATGCTAAAGTTAAAAAAAATTACTTAGGAAATGGAAAAGTATTTTGGACTGATGGAAATATTACTTTAGCAGAAAAAGAAGATGCACCTGCAAATGTTGCAGCAACTGCAGATGCAGACTTACCATTTTAAAACTAACCATTTTTAATTAAAAGGTGTAGGTTTTATTATCTATGCCTTTTTTTTTATATATTTATCAAATGACAGAAAAACAGAACGAACACAATATGTTGATGCAGTTTATAGAACAAGACTGCTTTGTAGATTCAAAAGAAAAAATAGCATATCCACCTGTGGCATTATCCTTTGGTGAGAAAGTTGTAAAATCAAATAAAATTGAAGGTGATTTGATTGTTCCAATACCAATAGGAACTTATGGAAATCTATCTGTAGTTACTGCACCACCAAAAACAAAGAAAACATTTTTTATATCATTATTAGCTTCCTGCTATCTTAGTGGTTCAAATCAATTTGGGGGTGATATTAAAGGACATAAGGGTAATGATGGTCAGTTAGTACATATTGACACAGAACAAGGATTGTGGCATTGCCAAAAGGTCTTTGAAAGGGTTCATAAAATGGATTCAAATATAGATTCAGAAATTTATCATACCTTTGGTTTAAGGTCAATCGATTATAAAATGAGAATTGAATTTATAGATTACTATTTAAGGGAAAAAATTAAAACACCTTCTTTAGTTATTATTGATGGAATTGCTGATTTATGCTCAGATGCAAATAACATCTCAGAAAGCAATCAGGTGGTTCAAAAATTAATGGAATGGTCAGCAAAATACAAATGTCACATTATTAACGTTATACATCAAAACTTTGGTAGTTTAAAACTAGGCACAGGGCATCTTGGTTCATTCTTAGAAAAGAAAGCTGAGACAGTAATACAATTAGAAGCCAATACAGTAAACAAAGATTGGGTAACTGTTAAATGTGGTAGAAGCAGAGGTTATGCTTTTGAAACATTTAGCTTTGAAGTTAATGAATTTGGATTACCTCAAATAGTTGGGGATTTATATGACCCATTAAAATAGTAAAATGGTACAAAAGAAAATGATATTGTTGGCAAAGAAGCATAAAACTTGGATTAACATAGTTTTGTCTTTTGGATGCAGTAAAACAATAGCAGAAGACATTGTACAAGAAATGTATATAAAAATACTATTGAAGTTAGAAAATGGCTTAGACATAATGTATGAAGATGAAATAAACTATTACTACATCTTTAAAGTCCTAAAAACTTTATACATTGATTTAAAAAGAAAAGGAAAGAATATTAAAATTATAAACATTGAAGATACAAATTTATCTCAATATGATTTTGATGTTGATTATGATGAAGCATATGGTATTGTAAAAGATGAATTAAAGAATATGTTTTGGTATGATAGAAAAGTGTTTGAAATAATAAACGAAGGGGAAAGCATTGCTGATTTTTCTAGAAATTCCTACATTGAATATTATTCGCTTTATAACACCTACAGAAAAGTAAAGGACAAATTAAAAAAACTATTATGAATTTTAATAATGATTTTAAATATGATTTAAAAGTTGGTCAAGTTAAAGAAAAACAATTAGCTGAAATTTTTAATTCTAAAACTATTGAAGTCAAATATGATTTACAAGCATTAAAAACAGGGAACGTTTATGTAGAGTATGAATCTAGAAATAAAAAAAGTGGTATAAGCACAACACAAGCAGATTATTATTGTTTTTGTTTTAATGATACTTTTCATTTAATAAAAACAGAAGATTTAAAAAAAAGGTGCAGAAAATTTATTGAAACAAATAGAGATAAAAAAGGAGGTGATAATAATACAAGCAAAGGAATTTTATTACCATTAAAAGATTTATTATGAGACTAGGGGACTTAATTTACTACATAACAAAATACACAGGCATTAAATTTATTGTAGAAAAATATCATACATTTAGAGGAAGCAAATGCAACTGTGATAAAAGAAGAAAAAACCTAAATGATTTAAAAATTAAAAGATGGTAAAATTTGATAACGAAGACAGAATTGATTGGCAGAAATTTAGATTGGGAAATGGACAGCACATATCAGCTATCGAATTTGAATTGGTTTGCCAACTCCACTCAAAGTATTACAAGCACACATTTTACAAACCTTGCACCTGCTCCCCTAAAGTTATAAAAAGATGGATAAAAGATTTGAACATCATTTGGGATAATGGGGATAAAAAAGATTAACAAGTGGGAAAAGGCTGTGGTCTTCCTGCTGAACTTAGATGGTTGGGATTTAAAACATACAGGTGAAGGATTTACTATTTATGATGCTATTGGTAAAACACCAAAAGGAATTGACTGTGTTATTGAAATGAAATTCAGGAATAAGCATTATGATGAAAAAATGCTTGAAAAAGATAAGTATGATGCCTTAATGGCATTAGATGAAAAGGTTATAAAACTATACTTTGTTAATGACCCAAAAGGTAACTTCTTGTATTGGCTCAATACGATAGAATTACCTGCACCTGTGAAAAAATATTGCCCGGATACTACTATGTGGACAAAAAAAAGACTTCTAAAAGATGTTTATTTACTAACTGAAAATCAGGCTAGTATTATAAATATTAATATTTCTGAAAAATAAGTTATTAAATTTATTGTTTATAAGATAATTTGTTTTATATTTGGGTATTGGTAATTAAGCCAACGCAAAAACAGAACAAATGACTACATTATTTCAAATGCAAAACAGGGGGGGAAACCTAGTAAGCATTAACTTAAAACAAGAAAACATTGAGGACAGACTATTCTGTTGGCTAGAGGAAAAACATAACGATATTTTCACAGATTTAGAAATGTGGGAGGGTGGAAGTGTTAGACTAGACAAATGGAATGACGGAACAACCACTATTGTATTCAGTGGAGATAACGGAATTTTTGAATTAGAAGAAGTAGAAATAGAAACAGTTTAAATAAAAACAAATGGCAACAGAACAAAAATCAGAATTATCAAAAGCATATGACAGACTAAGGGCTTTAAACCTAGAAACAAATGCAGACCAATTCATTGAATTAAATAATATCCTTTGTGATTTAGCAACTAAGGAATATAAAAAAGGTTTAGATGAAGGTCTTGAAATATCAAAAAAAGTTTACATAAATAATTAATCTTAAAAACAGAACAGATGTATAAATTATCAAAGTACAAGCAAAATTTAACTATCAAAGGAAATCAGGTATGGAGTTATACAACTCACGTTGCAACCATAGCAGAAGATAAATTATACCAATTAGGGTATTGGTCTATGACAACTCAGAAGCATATCAATTATGTAGCAAGTGAATTGGATTTAACTTTAATAAAATAAGATGGCATATTATACAAAAGAAATGGGTGGCACATTATTGATAGTCACCCAAGACCAAAGGACTTATGAAGTTAGTAGAACTTACCATAGTTCAGATTTATCTATAACACCAGACAAGGGTGTTCCTGCAGCAAGTTCAACTGAAGAATCTGATTTTATAAAAATGTATAAATTAAGTAATTGTTGGTCAAGATGAGGGTAAATGAAGCAGCTTGGAATGACCTTAAAACGTTAATAGAGCATCACACAGACAATGATAGTAATATCACAAACATAACTATCAATTATCAGGTTAAAGAAGTTAAAGAAAATAAAAACTATTTACATTTAAATGTTAAATTATGAGCAAAGAAAAAACTACATACATACACGAAACTAATTCATTGCATTGTACTGATGGGGAGTTACATATTTCTTATGGCAACCATAAAGATGAAAAATACCTTGTCTTTAATGTAGAACAGCTTTACAAGGACTTACCTTTTATTGTTAGCCAAGTCATTAAAGAAAATAAAAAGATGCAGGAAATGTACTTAGAATTAATCAAAGAATCATTGGAGGAATTATGAAAATAAAACAACTTGCAATTTATTGTTTAGATAGTATTTTAAATTATCCATCTATTGAATTAGAAATAAAAGAATTTTATCTATTAGCAATAAGTGAAATTAAAGAAGGTGGTTCAGAAGTACACGAATGTGAAGCGTGTTATATGTCAATAGAAGGTTTAATACAATACTTATGATTTTATTAGTAGATGCAGACAGCTTAATTTTTGCAAGTTGTTACAAGAAAAGGGAACATCCTGAAGATGATAAATACTATACAGATATAGCTGATGCTAGAAATAAGTTTGACCAACAGTTTATGGCTATTGTAAACAAGCTCGAAGATATGTACAGCATTGATAGGGTAGTTACATTTAGTGGTTCAAAAGGTAACTTTAGAAAGCTAATTACAGGCAAGTATAAAGCCAATAGGAAAAAAGCAGAATTACCACCATTATTAAATGAGATGCACCAATTTGTAAAAGACCAATACGATTCAGTTTATGGTTATGGAATTGAAACAGATGATATGGTTGCAAGATATTGGTTTAATCTAAGCAGAGAAGTTGGAAGGGATGAAGTGATGATAGTTTCAATAGACAAGGACTATAAGCAGTTTCCTGCATTGATTTACAATTATCATTATAAGCACCAAGAAATACTTGACATATCAGAAGAACAAGCAATGTATAATTTCTATGAGCAAATGATTATGGGTGATACTGCTGACAATGTAAACTACTTTAAAGGAAAAGGTAAAAGGTTTGCAGAAAAGTACTTTGCAGAATGCACAACCAAATACCAATATACTAGAAAGCTGTATGAATTATTTAAACAAGAATACAAGGGAAAAGCAAGACAGAAATATGCTGAATGCTATCACCTTTTAAAACTAAGAACAGAATGAAGATACTAAATTTATATGCCTGTTTAGGTGGCAACAGATACAAGTGGAACGAAGTAAAAGAAGACATTGAGGTTACTGCTGTAGAATGGGATGAAGAATTAGCAAGGCTATACCAAGAAAGATTTCCTAACGATACAGTTATAGTAGCAGATGCCCACCAATACCTGCTTGACCATTATAAAGAATTTGATTTTATATGGAGTTCTCCACCTTGTCCGAGTCACTCTAGGGCAAGATTTTGGAATACTAAAGCACATAGAATTTATCCAGATTTAAAATTGTATGAAGAAATATTGTTTTTGCAAACTCATTTTGAAGGTAAATATGTAGTAGAGAATGTGATTCCTTATTATGAACCTTTAATTCCTGCTCAAAAAAGGCACAGACATTTATATTGGACAAATTTTAACTTACCCAATATATTAACTACTAGGAATATAATTGTTTGCAATAAAGAAAAAGACGAATTTATAAAACAATGTAAACACCACGAAATAGATGTAAGTGGATATTTAGGTTTACAAAGGAAAGCTAAACTTGTTAGAAATATGGTAGACTATGAAGCAGGAAAAACAATATTAGAAATTGTATTAGGGATAGAAAAACAAAATAACACAAACCAAATAAAAATGTTTTAATGAAAGCAACACAAATCCATTACGATAACGGAAAAGAATATGATGTTATTGATGTAATTAATGATTACGAATTAAACTTTAGCAGGGGTAACGTATTAAAATATGTTATTAGAGCAGGAAAAAAGACTGATGAATTAGGTGACTTATTAAAAGCACAGGATTATCTAGAACGAGAAATAGAACTTTTAAGAAATAAATTATGAGACAGAAAGATTTAGAAAAAATAAGTGGAGCAATATTGACTTCATTTATCAACCTGCATTTTTTAGAAGATGCTGACAAGATTGGTTTATTCAAACAAAAAGTAAGAAACAACGTTAGAAGGACTATAAGCGACTTAAAAGAAATAGAGGTAAATTACTATAACAAAGTAGAAGAAGTTGATGAAAGTGACCTTGCTGACAAGCTAACGACAAATAAAATGGTTTTTTTAGAATGGCTTTTAAATAAGTTTGATTTTAATGACTTTTGTAAAATCCAAGAAATATGTTTGGCATATGAATTAGACAAAGAAGCAATCACAGAATCATCAGATAAAGTATTAGAAAATAACGGAGCAACATCAATAGGGTAAATTATGGTATTAAAAGATATACAAAAAATAGGTAATAGTGTAAAAGAAATGTCTGGTATAGATATTTTTAAAAATACAAGAAACAGAAACCACGTTGAGTTAAGGGCATTAGTTTGTTTTATCCTGCGAGAAAAATTAGGTATGAGGTGGACAAACATTTCATTATACTTTGAATCAGAAGGAAAAACTATGCATCACGCAACAGCTATTCATTCAGTTAAGATGTACCCAATTTACAGAAAGTACAATAATGACTTACAGGAATTAGAAAGGTGCTTTAATTTTAAAAGTGAATTGCAATACGATGAGATTGACAAGTTGCATTACCTGCAGGGAAAGTTTGACAACTTAGAATCTAAATACAATGCTTTAAAAAACAAAATAAAAAACAATCCTATCTTAAAAGTATTACAAGAAATACCTGAAGATTATGTTGGTGAAGTAATTCAGACAATAGATTTAGTGAAGAAAAGTTGGGAATGGAAGAAAAAATAAATTTAATTAAAATAAACTAAAATGATAAAAGCGATTTTTTGGATAATGGTTGCAGTAATTGTAGCAAAAGTAGGTAAGGCAATAGCTAAAAAGTTATTTCCTGAAGATTGGGAATAAAAGATTTAGGTTTTATTACGTTATAATAGAAACATTTACAATGGAATTATTACGTTATGAAATTAAAGTAGGGTTTTTTAAAGGGGTTTTGTTTGGTATCAGACATTACCCTTTTGAAGATGAAGAAACATTTGAAGAAGATATAGTATTATACTTTGGATTATTTCAGTTAATAATTACAATAATTTATAGAAAATAATTTTTTTGTAACTTGCTAAAAAATATAAACAATGATTAAAGCTAAAATAGAAAAGGTAAGCATTTCATCAATAACAGAAAATGCTGCAAATCCTAGAACAATCAACAAGCATAAGTTTCAGAAACTTGTTAATAGTGTAAAGGAATTTCCTGAGATGCTATCACTTAGACCAATCATAGTCAATAAGGATAATGTTATCTTAGGTGGTAATATGCGTTACAAGGCTTGTAAGGAACTTGGACTTAAAGAAGTCTATATTATACAGGCAGCAGATTTAGATGATAAACAAGCACAGGAATTTATAGTTAAAGACAATGTAGGTTTTGGCGAATGGGATTGGGATATTTTAGCAAATGATTGGAATGTGAAAGAATTAGAGGAATGGGGATTGGATGGCTTTCCTTTTGAAGAAGAAATACCAAGTGATGAAGATTTAATAGGAGAAGAAAAAAATAATAAACCTTCTATAAAAATAACATTTAATAATATAAATGATTTAGAAAATGCAGAACTTGAGTTAAAAAGTATTTTAAATAAATATCAAGATTCTTTTTATTCTGTATCGTAATGAGATTAGAAATAGCATCACATAGTGCAATTAAATATGCTTGCCTTAATTTCCATTATGCAAAAGTTGTTCCACTTACAAGTATAGGTTTTAATGTTTATAATAATAATAATGAATGGTGTGGATGTATAACTTTTGGAGGTGGAGCAAGTTATAAATTAGGGATGTCTTATGGTTTGGTTGCAGGTCAGTTTTTAGAATTAACAAGAATGGCTTTAAATGGTAAACAAGAATCAACAAGCAAAGCAATGGCAATAGCAATAAAACTAATAAAGAAAAAAAAACCACTTGTAAAACTTTTATTTAGTTATGCTGATAAAGGTCAAAATCATAAAGGTATTATATACCAAGCAACAAATTGGTATTTAGTTGATGAAAGTGAAAGTAGTGGTGTTGAAGTATTTTATAAAGGTAAATGGGGGCATAATAGGACACCATCTGCAAAATTATCAAATAAAGAATTTAATAAATTAGATAAAAGAAAAAAATCAGGAAAATATAAGTATGTATATCCTTTAAATAATAATTTAAAAGTAATTTGTAAAGAACAAAAAAAACCATATCCAAAAAAATAACCCTCCAATAAAGAAGGGTTAATAATTAGAGCGGTGAGGTCGATATGAACGCCATCTTCTAGTTGGAAACTAGATGTGTTGCTTTTACACTACCACCGCATTTGAGACGACAATATACAAAAAAATATTTAATATAAAATGAACGAAAGTAGACATATAAAAAAGGAATCACTATTAGCAGCACTAGAACAAAGTCTAGGAGTTGTTACAGTAGCTTGTAAGAAAGCAGACATACCTAGAAGCACATATTACAAATGGCTAAATGAAGATAGTATATTTGCAAAGGATGTTCAGGAAATAGAAAATGTAGCTTTAGATTTTGCAGAAAGCCAATTGCATAAACAGATAAGTGATAACTCAACTGCTGCTACAATATTCTACCTAAAGACAAAAGGTAAGAAAAGGGGTTATGTTGAAAGACAAGAAATTACAGGTGCAGATGGAATGCCAACACATTTTGAAATAGAAATCATTGAGAATAAAAACTAATGCTGTTTTTAGACATATCTTAGAAACAGATAAAAAGATATCAATTGAGCAAGGTGGAACTAGGTCAGGGAAGACTTACAATATCCTGCTGTATATCATATTCCATTATTCAT